TAATATGGCGAAAGTGATTTAATCATAATTTCAATGCTATTTTAATTTGTTCTTCAACTTCTAATCCATAAGCTGCATAAATATCATCTGGCAATCTTTGAAATGCTGCCTCAAATGGTTTAGTAAAAAAGTTAGTTGTTTCTAATCCTTTATTCCAAATACTTCTCATAATTAAAAAGGCAGTTGACTTGTACGAAAGAAATTGCCCTGTCCTCCTGTCTTTAAATTGAATTCGTTTACGTGAAACCCAACCATTGATTCCACTTGTCAAACCGCCTTTTTTACCTGTACCAGTTCCAAACTTAAAAGGACTACTTGGTGCTTTTGCACTACTCGAAACCCCTTTAACGCCTTTATCTACAAACTCCCAATAATCATTTGCATCCTTGAAATCAAAAGCTAATACTGTCCCGTCCTTTGTCTGTGTAACCTTGTAATTAATGCCGTTGTAAAGTTTAGACGTGTCCTTCTTTTTCTTTTTTGAAAGATTGCTTTTGGCTTGTTGTTGTACATAAGCACCAAATTTATTTAATTCATCGACTACTGACATAATGATAACTCCGTATTTGGCACTTCAACCGTAAAAGTTAATCTTGCCCCATCAACTAATTTAGCACCCTCGAAAGAACCTAATTCAAATGTAGGATTCTCGCTTGACGTTATATTATTTTGCTCAAAATCAGTGTACATATTGAGCCACATACGATTCAAAACAGCCACACATAAATTATGGTTATCCACTTCATTGTCTTGCCCCCAGAAATCATATGTATTAATTTCTTTGTTTATGTCTCTTTGATTAAAACAAGCTAATTCAATATTGAATTGTACCGTGCTGCCATTTGTAAATGAACCTGATGTGATATTGATGTTAACCAAAGGAAACATAACTTCTTTCTTTAAATCAATGTCAACTGTTTTCATTACTGAATTTACCAAATCGTCAGCCTCGGCAAGTTGTTTCAAATATAAATATAGTTGGGTCAGCTGGTTCATAACTCTATTGTATTAGTGGTTTGTTTCATTATTTTAGCTTTCAATTTTTGCTTGTCAATCTTGTGGCAAAGAAATAAATGAACCTCGTGTACATTCATTTTTAAAATACCGTCAATTTTCCAAATTTTGCCCTTAGCCAATTCCTCAATCGTAGCATACCATCCCCATTTCTCAAAGTAGTCCGCTGCGCTACTTCCTTCGCTTGTTCCACTACCATATATTTCTGTGTATAACTCACTAATTCGTTGGCTAAACTCGAAAAAAAAACCAGCGCACCATTAACAATTGATAGCGGTGTATGCTTCATTATGTTGGCATACTGTTCCGTGCCCTGATAATTTATTATTTCATAGTTACCTAAACTATCCTTATTTTTAATCGGTCTAAATAATACAGCAATAAGTCTGTGCATTTCGTTTATATCAGTGCCGTACTTTGAAATGTCTACAAACTCCCCTTGTGTAATTTTATCCAAGTTAGGAATAAACCCAAACTCAACATCTTTAATAAAAAAAGTAGGTTTGAATTCTACTGTTTGATTTAAGGCTACGTCAATCTGTTCTGTTATTTCTTTATAATCCTGCGAACTAATCAAATCAATTCGAGTGCGTTCCAATCCTGTAAAGATTTGTATCTTTCTTTTGTTGAAATTATATTCGTCTAAATCAGTTCGCTCCAATAGTTCATTATACAATTGGAATTGATGTAGGGTTATATCTTGTATGGATTCTGGAAGTGTTATGCGCATACTATTAAACTATTATTTTTGATTATTGTTATTATCGAATGTCGTGTGTAAAACCACCCGTAAGATTATATGATATATTGTACCGTGCTGCATCTAAAATATGGTTCCAAGCGTCAAGGAACAACTTACTCCCTTTATCTGTGTAAACATAGTTATTCAACTCCTTACCTATATTTTCACCTTCTACTATCAATTCATAATCTTGCATTATAGCTATGCCGGCACTGATAGAACCTGCACCCTTTGTAGTTCCAATAACCCTGCATCCCGTCTTTACAAGTTCATCTATTAAACGAGGCTCTGCACTATCGGCAACTATTAATTTATTACCGCAAATCGTTTTATTGATATGCGCAATTTCGGATGTGGTTAGCTTTGGTTTATAAAGATGCTCCTTAAGGTATATTCGCTTTTGTTTCCTGTTGATAGCCACCTCAACTAATGTTGTTGGGTCTATTGAAAATCCATAATCTTGACCAAATGAAGTCTGCAAGTTATCCGGATTGAATGCTCCAAACTTCCAATTAGTAAATACAACACCTTCTGCTTTATCTAACCAACCGCCAAGTATAACGTGTTCGTACTTCTTTGGGTTGTTTAGTTTTATTTGTGTTATCTGGTCTAAAAAAGACTGTGAAAGATTTTTATAATTGTCTAAATAACTTGAATGAATGTAAGTAGTATCTTTCTTTACTAACGTGCTGCCTTCCTGTACTTCTTTTTGCTCAAAGAAACGTTTATAAATGAAGTGTTCTTTTGTTGCTGGATTCAAGATAAGTATTACCCTGTTTTGTTTAACGTTATGACGTATCGAATAATCAATTTTATCAAATATATCTTCATCATTTAACTCTTCCGCCTCGTCAAGTACCCAAGTAGTAACTCCGGCTAATGATTTAAGATTTGCGGTTTGCGTTCCCATCGATGTTTTAATACCACGAAACAATATTTTAGATCCTGTCTTTGTATTTACTATTTCATCTTTTGTAATGTAGAAATCATTATGAAGTCCAGCGGTTTCAATCTTATCAATGAATTCTGGAATGATGGAAATGTGTGCTGATGTTAATGTGAAACGTGTAAAAAGAATAACGTGTCCTACTTCGTAAGTTAGTAAAACCAAAAAAGAGTTAATACTATAACTCTTTCCTGAACCTCTTCCCCCTGAAATAATAAAGTATCGGCTATCGCTGCCTAATAAATTGTATTTGCTATTTATCTTTATCAATTTGAAACATTTCTTTTATATCGAAGTTGTTTAGATTGTGGGTAGTTTCTATTGTTTCTTTTGGCTTCCCAACTGCATACTCAATAAGTAATTTAGCCGATGCAATCCTATCCCTGGAATTCTCTAATTCACTTTCCATTATAGACGCAAGGACTTCAAAAGATTTTTCAACGTGAGGACTAGCAAGGTCAACGCCTTTTAACTCATCTTTTACAGATGGTCTTCCCCCTTTGTTTCCTACTGTTCCTTTATTTTCTTTTCTCTTATCCATAATCAGTATAAATTAGTTAACTGAATAACTATCATAAACTTTATCTAATTTATCAATCATTGAAATTAACGGCTTCGGACTGCAACTTGCACACGGAAACCAAATAGGTCTATTAAACACACTTGCATACAATTCACAAACATAATTAACTTGTTCTCTACTTATTGTAAGTGTTCGTATTGCTTTAAAATCCTTCCAACTATTATATTCATCTTCTGTCAAACATCGTGCTTTAAATCGGTATGGGAACAACTCGTTTAGCTTTTCTTTTCTTTTTTCGCATCCGCAATCTTTTCCATCGACAAATATTTGTAATCCGGTAGCGTGAATAATTTTTTCTATTGTATCTCCTAATCCTTTACTTTTTGGTCTTCCCATTTTTCAAACGTTTATTTTTATATAAATCAATATCGTTTCCTAAAATTGTTTTTCTTGCTTTGTCAAGTTCCCTGTGTATTAATCCGTAATTAATATGCTGGTACTTTTCTGAAATCTGTCTAACTGATAAATCATAACTTTCCTTTAGTAATCCATTTTGAAGGTACGACAATCTTTCACAATCTTGAATAATAGATAATTCGTAATCTGTCGGCTCAAATGTATTATTATTTTCTGCTAAGTTATAAAAATTATCAATTGAAACGTTATTTTTTGATTTAATGTGATCTAAGAATAAATTTCGAATAGTTCTAATAACATAAAAATCGTTTATTTCTTTTTTACATTCGAATAGTTTTAAGTACATATCCGAAACTAAATCATCTGCTAACATTTTATCTTTGCAAATAATGAAAGCTGTTCTTCTCCAGTATTCATCTTTTTTGCAAAGTATATCTAACATATATTTGGTTTTAAAAAACCGCTCACCATCTTCGGCATAGGTAAGCGGTAAAAATTATTAGTAATTATGAATAGCGAAGGTATGGATAAATTTATACTTTTCCAAAACTAATTCCTTATATCTTTCGCTCCCTAATTCTGTCTTGTTGATTATGGCATTAAACCAGTCCATCATTTCAGTGAATTTAGTTTTCATAATTTTATTTGTTTAAATTGTTCTAGTGATTTAATTAGATATACTGTTTTACTTAAATGTACAAATACTTCGAATCCCGCATTAGTTATTTTATTTTTAAGATTCTTTGCTCTTTCTCCGGTAAGCTTCATTGCATCTGATGAATAGATATGTATTTCTGGATTGAATTCATAAATTCCCAACGGAATACGACCTTTGTAATTATCGGTTTGTTTTTCCTGTTCTTTTTTATACATCGTTATTGGATGTAAATTATGGTTCCAAAAGTCTGTCATTAGAATAAATATGTTGAGTTAAAATTATCGAACCAATCTACAAAGTAATCGAAGGTTTTAATTATTATATAAATACCCCCGGCTTTGTTTACTGATTCTTCATACTTCTTTTGATTGTCCGATTGTGTATCTTTTTTACATTTAATCTCGATCTTTACAGAACGTCCTTTGATTGTTGCGCTTATGTCTGCTGTTCCTGGAGTAGAACTTCCTTTTGTCCACACACCACTTCCTATTGTTCTTTGTCTTCCGATGCAGTCAATCACTTGTTTTTTACCATCCCTGTACTGCCCTTGTGAACTAATCCTTTCCGCTTGCCCATCGTTGAATATTATAAAATCAATCACTAATCTAGTTAAATCATTTGCCCCTGATTCTTTAGTATTTGCTGCTGGCATACAATTTTCACGTCCAATAAAACTTGGATAGTTTTCAAGTTTGTTTTTTAAGTATAGTTGTTCGAATCGTTTTTTATTTTCTTTGTTCATTTAGTTTAATTTAAAAGTGGTACAATAGTATACGGTACAAACCCTATCTATATATAGGGTTTTGTACCATTATACCAGTATTATGGTATGGTATAGTGGTATAGTGCTATCTGTACCGATTATTAACATTATTTTACTTATATTTTTCATTAAAATATGTCGTTATAATTGCTATTTACAGTACCTATATAGTATTTGTTATCTTCCTGACTTTTAACAACATATGACGTTTCAATTAAATCTTTAATATAATCTTTTGTGTACATTTCGCCAATGGTTTCTGTTGTCTTGTTTAAAAACGCTCTTTTAAAGTGGTCTAGAAGTTGCCCGTATCCGATGCCTAATTCGGTATTCGCTGCGAAAATATCTATAACAATATCATTTTTATGTAGTTCAAACAATTCCTTTTTCGACATCTTTTTTACTGGCTTGGCTTCAAAATCAAAGTCAGAAATATACGGGATTCCATTGTCGTCAATCTCAAAAGCAATAGATTCAGGTTCTTTATTTCTACACATTTCGGGTTGCACAATAGAAACCATTTCATTATCTGGCGATTTACTAATACTAAGCACTGTTTCGGCTTTATTATTCAATTCTGTACCTATGTGACCACGGGCGTTATTATCGCCTTTATTTTGATGCAAAACGGTTGTTATAAGAATGTTTCTTTCTTCGCTCCATTTCATTAATTTTGAAACAATCATAGTCGCTTGTTCCTCGTCATTTATAGAAGTGATTAAATCTTTAATACCGTCTATGAAAACTATACCTAAATTTTCAGTATTGTAAATTGCAAATTCAATAAGTTCTAATCTTTCATTAGGTGTTAATGCTCGAAGACCAAACACTCTTAAATTAATTGGCTCCTTAACTCCAGTAAGTGTACATATTCTTTTTAAAGCCATTTGAACGTGGTATTTTCCTTGTTCAGTGTCGAAGTATAAAACGCTTTTTTGGTTGGCTGGCAGTTCGTTTTTAAACAAATCGAAAATAGTATCTTTTGAAATTGAAACCGCAATAGCAATGGCAATAAAAAAAGACTTTCGGCTTTTAGCTTTTCCGATTAAAGATAAAATGTTTCCGAGAGTTCCAATAGTGGCATCACCTATTTTTAATGCAATTTGCGGAAGTGGAATTTTATCGCTGGCTTTTATTTCAAAATCATTTAACCTACTGTTTAAATCAATAATAGGCTTTTCCGTGTCTTCTGGAATTAGTTGTATTGGTTCAAACATTATTCTTGAAGTTTTGGATTGATAAATTTATTTGATTTTCCAATTGATAAATAACCGCCTGTTCATCCCAGTTATTGCCACATTTAGCAAACTCCATGGCGTTCAATTCGGGTAGTTTATCGACATATCTTTCGTGAATTTCTTCAAGTTCCTTAACTGTTTTTGTTTTTAGGAACGGATCTAAAATTCGTCTTTGTTTGAAATAGTTTTGCAATTCCATATTTTTTAAGCGAAACTGTAAAATCTCAATCCTTAATCCAATCGGCTCAGAAAGAATTTTATTTAATTCTTTGTTTGCAAAATCAACATCGGTATAGTAATTAAGTAGCTCAGCTAATGTAAAGGCGTATAATTTAGCGAATAATAAATTATCTTGAACTATTTCTTTATTATGAAGTTCAAAGTACTTGCTGATTTCGTTGAATGCGTCTGCATCTGTTTGATTAGGTTTATTTTGCTTTGAAATAGTAAATCTTAGTCGTTTAAAAGCTTCTGATAATTTCATAGTTTCCACCCCTCCACGACGTATATTTCAGATGTTTTCCAACTACTTGAATCTTTCAATCTTTTATAAAGAGTATTCTTCGAAATACCAATCTTTTTACATATTTCGTCATCTGTTTTGTAATGTCTAAACTGTTCTATTTTTCTTGTACAATCGTGTTTTGTCATTTTTAATATCTGTTTTTAGTTCAAAATTGCACTAATTAAGTGCTAAAAATAACCGTCCTGTTTGAACGGTTATGTAAATATAATCATTTTATTCCAATCTACAACAAAATCTTATTAAAAAAACTCATCCCTTTTTCTTTAACAATTTCTTTATTGTCGTAGAACCGTTTCGCAAAATCACTAAATAAAACCAGCTCAGATATATCCATTTTGCCAATGGTTTCAGCTAATTCAGCAGTTTTTTGACAAATGTTTATACTCATTTCGGGTTCTAATTTATAGATTTTGTTGTATTCCATCGATAAATCTTTTTCAGATGCTTTTCTCAATGTGTTTGCAGCTTGTTTTATTTCTCGTTTTATTGGATATTGGTCAATAAATTCACATAATACTTGTAGTTGTATTGTGAGCTCTAGGCCGTTTTTTAGTGGGTTTTTCATTTTATGTAGTGTTTAGGGTATGGCATTTCTTTAAGTAAACATTTCTTTTTCCATTTTTGATTAAGAAATTTAATGTATCTAAATTGTTTTAATTCAAATTTTACTGCAGTTTCATTAAAACCCCGTTTTTCAAGTTCGGCTTTCTTATTTCTATTATTATTATTAGTAATAAGGCTATTATGAAAAACCTCGTTTTCAAATTCCCAAAAAATAGAACTATGCTCGCCATAAAAATTAAAAGAACACGCTTGATAAACTATCCCTAAACACCCACATCTTTCGTCTGCAAATGTTTGAATCCATTTTACTTTTGGATATTTTCTTTTAATATATTTTACGCAATAACTCATCGCCCTGCTTTCGGAATATTGTATAATATTGTCTTTTATCCACATTCTATTTAATTCCTTGTATTCGTCGATAGACGTATTTTCAACTACAGAAGCCATGCTCTGAGGGTTCATTGCATATCCAAATTGCAAACAACCTGACAAAACCCCATTGTAAAAAACACCTAAATGTATATGTGTTGTTGCATCGTTACATACTTTTTTTGAATAATGATTATCTATTATCAACTTCTTACTTACTTGCTTAGGTATTTCTTTAATATAAAATTCATCATTTCCAAAACCCAAACATTCTGGTTCTCCATAAAGGCTTATTTGGTCGCTTATTATATATTTATTTGTCATAACTACTATGTTCTTTTGTTAATTCCTTCAATACTTCCATAACCACACAAACATCCTTTACTTTCTTAAATTGTGCCGCAAATATACCAGCGTCTTTCATATAAGTATTAGTTGATGTGCATTTGCATATTTCGTGTCCCAACGCACTGAATTTAACATAATAAATTGTTTGCGGTTTTATTGGTAATCCTGTTTTTTTTAGGGTCATAATATTTTAATTGGAGACAATGAGAGTCCATTTTTATCTTTTTTTAATCTGCTATTTTTTAAAAAATAATGCAATTCAGATATATTTTTAAATGTTTTAAAAGTTTCTTCATCCCAAAATTCTTTAACAGAACAAGAACCGTCTCCGTGAATTGTTATTGAAATAGATATATTATTTATCTTTTCAAATAATTTTATTAATTCAAGCGTTATTTCCATAAGTTTTTAATTTAAATTCTCTAAATTGTTGGTATTTTTCCTCTTTTGTTTCAACGCGGTTCATTTTGCTTTCAAAAATAACCTCGTCTAAAACTCCAATTATATATAAGCAATAGCGTAAAAGTTCTTCCTGATAAATATCCAAAAAACAAAATCCGTTTATATTCGTTGGAATAATTTTATTAACTACCATTGTACGGTATATTTTTTCATAAGATAATTTACATTCTTTTGCTATTTGCGAAATTCGCTTCATAACTTTATCCCAATTTTTACAAACCCACTATTACGCATTTCGCTAGGTTCGTTATAAAATTCAAAGTCACCTCTTTTGTCTCGAGTCATTCGAACGCCTAAAACCAACGATCCAATAACATAATCAATTCCTATTTCAGTTCCTAAAGTCGGATAGCCATTACCGCCTCTTGAAATAATCCCGGCTCTTAGCCCGGCATAATATCTAATTTGTTCCCACATGCCGGAAGTAAAATTCAAACCTGCTGCACCTATAAAATCTACATAACCACCTTCTAAGGCTGCAAATGTTGAAACTGATGCACGTGTATAAATTGTTCCATTGTATTCAATTTCGGCGCCAATTTGTAAACCAGATTCTTTAATTGAAGCGCTTGGATCAATCACAACCGCAAAGTTAAACGAGTCTACTTTATTCAATCTAAAGTTACTTTGAGCATTTGCAACTCCGCAAATTAATGCGAGAATTACAATTAATATTAATATTGTGTTTTGATTTTTCATAATATTGTGTTTTTATCGATTGCTAAATTGTTTTTAATTTTTCTAACAATTCATTCATTGGAATACAATGTTCAGATTTATAATTTATAAGTTGTCCTTTAAAATATGAAGTGAAATTAGTATCAAAATCATCAATACTCACGTCTATTTGAGTTGTGTTTTTATTTATAGAAAAATGATAGCATTTTTTAAGACAAACATTGATTACTTTTTTCAAATCAATCATACATTTTTTCTCTAATTCTATCCTATCATATTCTTTTAACCTGAAATAATCATTTAATTCTTTCATAATTTTTCTAATTGATAATTAATATTGAGTTTAAATCCTTCTTTGTTTGCTATTTCTTGTAATATAACGTCTGAAATATGACGTTTATTCGTCAACCATTCGCTTACTTGGTTTGGTTGTTTATTGTGCTTTAAAGCGAACTCTTTTTGAGTTTTGCAACCTGATAACTCAATCAGGTTGCGTATGGTTTGCGGTTTTGTCATTTTAACAAGATATTGTTTTACATTCTGATAATTTAATATTTTCTTTTACCAAAACGTTATTTACTCCATTACATAAAAAAATATCAAAATTATTTTTAACGTTTCTCTTTGCCAAATGCAATTTTATAGTTCCTTCTTTACTAGATACTATACTATAATCTGTTCCGTAATCTCCAATCATTTTTCTTATTATCGGTTTCATAATTTTTATTTTTTAATTGTTAGTTTTAAATTCTTTGTAAATATATGAATAACATTTGGATAAATAATGCATTGTGCATTAATTTATATTTATTCTAAATAGTTAATGACATTGTGTTTCGATATTCTATTAAATAAAAAAACCCAAATCTTTCTAAATGGGTTTTTGTGGGGTTTACTTAACTTGCCATCCTGATATTGAATTGAAATACTTCGCTTCCCCCTGTGGATTAATCCATTCGCGGCCTCGTAAATTAATTCCAACCGTTACCGTACTGCCAACTAATAATGCATCAAGTTTATCATTGCATTTACCTTGTCCAAACTCAATTAATATCAATTGAGGATATTGTTCGTCAGTTTTAACGACTAATTCTCTTTTTTCGTAATTCGCGCTTACTGTAATTGGTACGCCTAAATAATGTACTGTTCCTGTGATTTCCATATTTAAAATTTAATTATTATACTTGATTTTCTTGGTGTAGTTGAAACTTTCGGAACTTTATTTCCATAAGCATCAAACGTATCTTGTTTTTGAGCCATTTTTAATTGTTCAGTTCGAGCATCGAGATCACTTTTTATGGTTGACCAAATTTCGTCATCTGAATAATTTATAGTATTGCCACCATTTACAGGTGAAAACTCCACACCTAAAACTAATTGCTTTTCTTTGTCAATTATATGACTTCTAAACTTTGACATTGCTGCACTTACAACTTGCTCCAAACGTGCTAAATTAGCTCCTAATTGCATAATATCAACGTCCCCACTTTCGAGCGCGCTGTCAATTATTGCTTCGCCTGTTTTAATAGCATCTTTTTTTGTAAAAGTGCTATCGTATAGAGCGGTCATTTGTTCCGCTCTCATTTCAAAAAATTGTAGTTTACTCATTTTTCAATTGATTTAATTTTTCTTCTAAAGTCAAAACCTGTGCGCTTGTTGCGTTCAATTTACCTTCTTCAATCATATTTAAAACCTCTCCTAATCTTTCAGCAGTTGCGGTGTCAATTAGTTTTTTGTGTTGTGATTGGTTAATTGTCGGAATGACAATAGTAGGTTCGATAACTTCGTGAGAAATGTCTTCAGTAGTTTGCTCTTCCATTCCCATTTCTTCAGGAACGTAAACAGGCCCTAAAAACACATCAGGCGTATACCATTTTATACCGTTCGAAATAGCGCGCGCAAAAAGCATATTTCTTG